TTAATACTAATGATACTTTATCTCATCCGGGACTTGATCCCAATTTTTCCTCTATTTCTGAAAATTCAATTTCTTCTTCTTCTACTTATTCTACTAATGATAACGCCTCGACTTCACGCGTTTCTTCTGCTTATAAACGTTCTTCTCTTTTTGACAGACACCAATTAACAACTTTTCACGACAATAATATATCATCTGCTTCAAGTGGACGCGTGGGCGCCATGCGACCTTTCAATTCCGCTATGGATGAATCAAAGAGCCACGACATCTCTGCATTCTTGGCAAGACCTCATCGTTTAGCTACTGTTACTATTGACAACGCTACTGGTTTTATTGGCTCTTACAATCTTAACAATTTCTTTTCTATTGCGTCAGTTGCTAACAAAATAGCTGGCTTTAGATTTGTCACTTGTGATTTTCACGTCAAAATTATGGTTAATGCAAATCGATTTTCTTACGGACGTATAATTGCAGCCCATACTCCTTTTGGTTCTTCTCTGACGTTCAATCGGTTGGTTAAGACTTCCGAGACACCACTACTTACCACCTTTCCTTATATTGATATTGATATAGGATCAAATGAAACGGGAACTATTGATGTTCCTTTTTGTGATGGTTACATGTGGTCTAGCTTGACTGTTAACACTTTTGATTACAGTCAAGTTGATGTAAGAATGCTTTCTCCTTTTGTTGGAACTACTGGAGTTGAAAATGCGACTGTTTCTGTTTTCGCTTGGGTAGACAATTTACAACTATCTATTCCTGTTGCACATGGTGATGTGTCAGAAATTGACACTAAGAAGAACAATGTTGTCCGGCCCGCTGTCGAGGCGGTCCGTGATATTTCTGGAGCTTTAGTGAATGTCCCCATTATTTCAGAGTTGGCACAAGGAGTCCACTGGGCTTCTTCGTTAACTGATAAGGCTATGAGTCTTTTTGGTTTTTCTAAACCTATCAATGCTAATACTAATACATTCATTACTAATGTTCCAGCCAAAGGCTTCACAAATTCTGAAGGAGTTTATGACGGAGTTACTTTATCTTTGCGTCCAACCAATTCTATTACTAGTTCGCCCATTGCTGATTTGTGTTCAGAAGACCCCATGAGTTTTCCTTACTTTTTCTCGAGATTCCAACTTACTAACTCAATCGTTTGGAACACGACTGATCTTCAAGACACTATTCTTCACAATCAGCGAATCGGAACTATGTTCGATGATGCTAATTCCTATTGGTATGGACTTGCCAACGGTTTCGCTCTTGAGCGCGGAGGAATATTAATTCGCCTTTCAGTAGTAAAGAACGCATTTTATTCTGGGAGACTATCTCTAGAATTTGCTACTGACGGTCTCACTCCGTTCACCTTCAATGCCAACCAATCTTCAATTGTATGGGATGTGTCTGAAAATCGTGAGATTTACATTCGCATTCCTTACGTTGCACAAACCCGTTATACTCCAACCGCAGGTAACGACTTTAGAGGTAGGTTTATTTTGCGCGTTATTAACGAGCTACGCGCTGAAGACACCATGCCTCAATCCGTACCTATTTTGATGTTTGCCTGCCCAAATGTCGATTATTCTTTCGCTTGTCCGAGTAATTATACTATTGCTTTTCCTCACGGTCTTACAGACCAAGACACTCATGCTCTTACTAGAGCTGAAGTTTCTCAGCGGGCTATACCCCTGCTTGATGTCCCGTTACAGGACCACAATTCTGAAGCAATAATCATAGGAGAACCACTCCTTTCGCTTCGCGATTTGATTAAAAGACATACTTTCCTACTTTCTTCATCATTTTCTAGTATAACTCTAGATCCTTATTATTTTGACCCTTCAGTATATAACAACAATTCGGTCCATATAATGTCTAGTTTCTTTGGCTTTTTCCGAGGAACTATGCGTTATATGTTTGTTGTTACGCAACCACCGACAGACGCTTCTGGAAACTCACCTGCTGAGTATCTTTTACGTTCTTTCTTAACTTACACTTCAGCAGCTAATTCTGCTCCAGCGTTCAATTCAGCTCCTGTCTATGCATCTGTGGGCGGTAATTGCAGCTTGACTCATTTTACTTTGAATAATCTCAACCGTACTCACGAAGTTAGTGTTCCATACTATTGTAGTATCGATCGATTCCCTATCGGTCTTTCTACTTATATTGGTGACATTCTTTGGCCCTTACTTCATTTGAGAGTGGAGTATGACACTGTTACTTATGTCAATCCTCCTACGGTAGAGGTTTATCAATCTTGTGGAGATGATGCAACTTTTTCATTTCCTCGTAGCTGCGGCAATTACTCTTGATTATTT